TCGCAGTAGGCGTTCCATGCGGCTTCGGCTTCAGGGCTGAGTTTGTGCTTAGTCATTTATTCCCAAAAAGTGGATAATTAGAATAGACAGCAAGAAACAACCGGCGATAGTACCGAGGGTTGAGTACAAAATTTCAAACATTGTCGCATGGAAGTTTTATATTCCTTTCTGCAGAAAAATTGTGTAAAGCCCGTGACACCTCGTCTCCAATGGCGTCCTCTATGTCATTGAAGCAGGAACCAGCGTAGGTTCGCCAGGACTGAGTCTCTTCGTCAAAGTCTTCTAACCGGGTCTCCACGATTGTTCGGTACGGCTCGTAAATCGCGAGGATCGTTTCAAATTGCGCCTTGGATAGGCTTACCCTGCGGGTGTTTATTCCGAGTGCTTCAGCGATCTGAAGAGATGTGTTTGCACTGAGATACCTAATAACGACAAGGTTATGGTTCCACATTATGTAGGACTCAAGGGTGAGACCAGGGATGCTACTCATTTACTTCACCATTCATCAACAGGAATGTCATCGACGGGTAATATGCGTAAGTGACGCACGGTGGGGTACTTCTCGGGAAGCCCCCTAGTTGCTCCGCAGGTTGAGCACCTGTGCGGGTATTGTAGGGGTTCAGTTAGCCAGGCAACGGTGCCGTAAGGCTGCATTGTTCCACTTTCACACTCGTCGCATTCATACTCAACCCCGACTACTTGTAGCGGAAAAGTTTTCTCAGCCATTGTGCCCCCGAATGCTAGCTTTCTTTTGTGCTGCTGCGTAAACTTCTGCGGTTACCATTATCTTATGTTAGTGTGTTTGAGTCATAGGAGGAGTCTGTGTCAGCGGAATTGCTGGACAAAAAAGCCCCCGTTAAGGGGCTAGTGTTTTAGCTCATTCAGCTGAACTAAATGAATTAAGGTAGTCAATCACTTTGTTGGTGACGATTACCCGAGCAAGCTCGTCGCTTGCCTTGGTGTCGGCATCACTTTCGTGATACCGTTGTAACTCTACGACCGTAGTCAAAAATAAAGACTGTAAAGTCTCTTCTAGTTCGTTAAGCGAGACATCAGGTACTCCTGTTTGTTCAATTTCTTGAACCAGTGAAAACATAGAGATTTGAGTTTTAATCATTGTTTAAAGGTGTAATGAGAGACGTTGACCCTCAAGATCGTAGGCTAGGTTCATAAGAACTTGTCTTGTCATTTGAGTTTGCGTGGTCATTCCCCAGGCCATAGCATCTCTTCTACTTTCCAGGTTCTCTTGTGGTCTAATTTCAATCCAGGGAATAGTCAGATCTGTAACTGCACGGATCACGGCGGCAACGCACTGCGGCGGGCATTCTGCCCCGGCGGCGGACCGGACTGCCTGAGCAACCGGGCTTAAATTCTCTGGGAACTCAGAAGGCATTCTCGTCTCCGATTAGATTTGCAAGTTCCTGAATAGTCATTTTGCGAAGGTCTTCGATCATGATCGTGTCTTCTGTTGCCATCTTCAGTCCAAAGGAGTAACCTTGCTCATAACCTTCTCTTCCTGCTTCGTTATACGCCCCGTTCCACTCTAAGTTTTTCTTTCTTAAGTGTCTGTGACTCTCAATTAGTGATGCAACAGTAAGTGGTTCCAGGGGTGTGTATTCTCCGTGAATTTCGGAGTCGTAGTCAGCAAGGAGCTTGTCGTCGTCAGTCATTTTGTTCGTGCCTATAAGAGTCTTCTTGGTCCAGCCTCGCCTCTAGCTTAGCGATCTTGTCGTAAAGGTCTACAATGGTGTCAATTAGGTCTTCGTAACACAGAGTCGGGGACTCCCCGTCTTCTGAAAGCTTGGTGTAATACGTTTGCCACTCTTCGGGCTTTGTGTAATAGCTGTAAGGGTGTAGTGTCATTAAGCTTCCATTTGGTTTTAAGCTAGTCTAGGGTCGTTAAAAGATCCAGTGAGGATAAAACAACTTCTTAGGCTCTTTTGTCGCCAATACAGTTCTCAATTAAATTAGCCAGTTGATCACGAGTTAAGCTAGGTGGGGATTCCCTTATCATCTGAACCGCAAGGGCTAATCCCTCGTCCAAAGCTGCTAAGGTTTCCTGTTTCAGGATGGCCCTTAAAAAGCTCTCTTGCTCAAGGGTGAATTCCTGAACCAACCTAAGATCAACCTTCTCCCCAATCTCTTTAATACACTGAAGGGTCTTTTCGTCGTAAGTCACTGGTTTCGGTTTGTGAGTGATTTGAGTGGTCTTAAGGTAAGCCCAAAAATGTTCTTAAGGCGCCCAGCAAATTTTGAGAGGGGTGATACTTCTGTAGTAGGGTAGGGAATGAAAGAACCTGTGTCCAACCACCTTTGCAAAACAGTAACCAGGGACTGAACCTGTTCTTCCCCAAGGTGCATTCTATCTTCCCCTTGGCCCAACCACACCGCAGACGTCCCTGGCTCCCAATAAACGGCAAGGGAGCTTTGTTGCAGGCTGCACTCCTTGTTGTGTAGATCTTGAAAGTCAATAACCTCAAATCCCCTCTCGGTGCGGGTCACCAGCCCAAGTTCCCCGGTGAGTTCGAGATCTTCCATTGTTTCCTCAAAGGAATATGTTTTTTCTTCTCCGGACTCAACACGCTTTGCTATGGTAATGGCATCGAGAACGTCCTCGTCACTCCAATTCGTGTCCTGGAACCAGTTCTGGTAGTAGCTCTGGATTCTCGCTATCAGAGTTCGGTTAATCATTCTCGTTGATTTCGCTCAGTGTTTGCCTTTTCAAGGATTTCCGGTCGTATCGTTTACCAACCCAGTGCGGGCAGCTGTGACCCCAGTCGGGCTTTGTGCGTGCGTCGAGAAACTCACACAGTCCTGAGGCTGATTCACCTCCTTTACCGCCGTTTTCTGCCACAAGGGGGTCTTTTTTCCACTTGGTGTAATAGGCACAGGATCCACAGCTTTTTCTCATCGCTTCGTCCCCCTAAGTGTTAGGCCTTCTTTCACTAAGTATGCCGGTTTTCTCCAGAGAAGTAAAGGCGGGAAACCGCCCCCGGAGCATCAGGTTAACCGTACTTTACACCTGGACGGTGACGTAGGGTTATTCGGGTGGCGCAAAATTTCGATGCAGGACTGAATTAGGGGGCGACAGCAAAATTCGGTACATTTCTTCTTCGAGCCCCTTTGTAACATCTTTAGCAATTAGCCCAGCGAGTCTTGAAACGGCTTCTGCACTCTCCTCACACCGCCCGTTTTTGTACTCCGATAAAATGGTTGAGAAAGTTGTAGATTGTGTGAATCTCTTTCCATTTAGGGTCCACCCTGCTTCTAGGGTGGTTTCCCTGGAAAGAGGATCTAAGTACCCCTCAACTCCAACACTCAGTGAGTTTTCGGGGGCAGCGACACCTTTCGTGTGCAAGGTTCGAAAGTGGTCAGAAAGCTCTTGCCATTCTTGGAGTTGCTGTAGAGGTGTTTTTTCGTTCATCTTAGGATCTAGTGGTGTTCAAGTTTAAATGGGCGGAGCCAAGCTCTGGCTCAGCGGGTCAACGGCGTAGCTTCCTTAGAAATTTTGCGGTCACTGGGCAGGGCCAGAGTAAAACGTGACCACAGACGTCCAAAATTCTCACTCTGTGTCCGATAACCGGTAGATCGTAGTCAGGAAGTGCGGAAAGGAGTCTTGCAAAGCCCACAAGCAGGTAAGTTACGGCAAGTAGGGCGAGCATGATGGTCTATGGTTAACTATACCGGCAGTATAGCTTGGGATTTTTCTGGTAAAGTTTGTCGCCTTTTCCGTATGCGGTCTCCGGATCGCCACTGGTAGCACCAATCTTTGTCGGCATTGACTTCTCTCGGTGGACCTTGAATGTGTCACTTTGTAGAAGTTCGCCACTCTGTCAAGCCGTGTGTGTTAGGGAGCGAAGCTATTATAGGGTCCACAACTAAGGAAGAAACCGAGTAGAAGCAAGTGGAGCATTGTCTATTGTTTTCCATGTTCTGTAACTATGAGGCATTAGGATTTAAAATGGCCCATTGTGGCAGCCAGTGTGTGTAATGCTAGGTAAGGTGTAGCGGCTTCCCAATTGCCCTGCTTCGTTGCTTCCGCTGCAGTTGAACGAGTGGTGAGTTCCCTTTGGACACCTTTTGTTGCCGCAAGTTGGACAAACGGCCATAGGGTGAACCAAAGGTTGCGCTGTGGCGTTTGCTCTTTCCTTGACACAATAAAAGCACGGGCACCCCTGTTTGTACAATGTATCAGCCATTGAGCTCTTTTAGAGCCTCCCCTCCTTCAACCAAAGCTCTTACAATAGTGCTTGTAATCTCGGGTAGGTACCGTCCGTCTTTCTCGATGGTCCCCATGAATTGCAGAGCAATTTCATTAAGTGTAGGTACGTTGGGCCTGCGTGCTTCACGAAGTTCCTGGTCTTTACCCACCCACCCGTCGTCGGAACTAAACTGAGGATCTTCTTGGAGGCGCAACCATTCGCAGCAAGCATCAAGCTCTTGGTCGGCGCCCCATTGTGCGACCTTGTTAGCGAAGTTGCGCGTAGGCTGGAGGGCACTGGTGGGGGGCATCTCCTGATCAATGGGCCACCAGCTCTCTATTAGTTCATCGGGAACTTCAATCGAATTGTGCTGAGTCATTGCGTCGGAATTTTGTTCAATTGGATGAGATACATTCGGGACAGAAGGGGAAGAACCATCTTTAGTCAAATCCCACTCTTTTAGGGACTCTCGAAACGCTGTGCGCAGTCCTTCGTCAACTTGCTCAAGGGTTTGTGGTTGTGGTGACCAACTGTCAAGTGTACTCGCTGATTCACCACGTAGCGCCTTCTCAAGGTAGTGTAAACACCCCACACTAGTACGCCACCGGGCAACCACCCTTGGAATCTCTTCAGTCCGGCCCACCCACCATGGGCCTTCCTGATGAATCACTGCTGTAACGGTTGTTTGGAGTTTAATTCTTTCTTCTCTGTTTGTCATTCTTAAAACTCGTCAAGTTTCGCCAGAACTTCACGTCTCGTGGGTAAGTTAAGTGCCATGCGCAACGTGTCATTTTCGTGTATCAACAGTATTACCATATCTGGCGTAGTAACTTCGCATTCTGGGAATTGCGACCCGATAAGGGTTGAAATTCTCATATACTCCGTTTTGTAGTCAGTTTCTTCCATACTAGAACCTTCGGTGTTTGCTTAAATGAGTTAAAAGTGTGGCATCAAGGTCGCACAGTTAGAACCGTCTCGTCGGAGTCGAAGAGCAATCCAGAGTCTCTTGAGTAGTGGCTCTCTTCTGAATCGTTCTACCCTCTCTTCAGCAACCCTAATGGAGTTTGCTAAGACACGCGCATCGTTCTGGGACTCCTCAAGGTTTCGCTCTAGCGCCCAAAGTTTCTGCCCTTGGTCTTGTACTGTGTTCTCAAGCTTGACCACCTTATTACGGAGTTTGGGGTTAATGTAGGTGGATAAAATCTTCTCGGTCTGAGGCTCAATCGCGAATAAGTGAAGGTAGGATGGATCGTAGTTTCTGGACTTCCGGCCCCCGTCGTAACTCTCCAAGTATAAACGTTCAACCTCAGGAAGATCACGAAGAGGTAAACTTGAGCAGAAACCAACCTCGTGAAGTGGGAGACTTTCTACGTGATTCTTCCTCGTGAATAAAACCTTGTTATCAGGGTCATCTGTAGGTATGCGGAATAGCTCGTCAGGGTCTAAGAGTGGAGCGTACCTGACGTATTTGTCATTGTCATAAACGGGTACGACCGTTTTAGTTAGAGTGTATATTGTGGCGTTTCTCATTTTTCAGTGGTTTCGGAGTGTGAATTAGTATGCTGGACCGGAGTCGAGGTAAAGGTTCCCTGGCGAGGTCCCCCTAGTCGGACTCGTCCGGCGATAGGATCTCGTCGAGGTCGACTTGGACACCCGCCACCAGTGACTGGAGTCGTTCGACCAGGCTCGCGTCCAAAGCCCGTAGGTACTCCCCTTGGTTTATTTCGTCGATTCTGCACCACTCTTCAAGATTTGGATTCAAGTCCGGGGGAGCAATAGGCCAGTTCTTGGCCTCGTATTCCTCTACTAAAATTGTCAAGGTCTCTAGCTGGAGGTATTCGGGGCTACCAACCAATGCACCCAAGCAGCTATCAATGTCCTTAAGCGCAAGGTCGTACTCGGCTTCGTTTGCGAGAGGTTTAACGGATTGCATGGTGTTTTGGCGTATGATGTCTAAGTTATAATGTTGTGTTTCTAATTAGGACCCCCAACTTATTTGGCAGAGAAACAGGGATTCCACCGCAAACTTTGCAGTAGTCCTCGGGTTCAGGTTCAGGGGTTAGAAGCCGATGTTTGTTATTGTACTGAAGTTCATCTAACCGCTCCCTCACCTCGATGAGTGACGCGAGGGGGAACAACCACCTACCATCAGACTGAAAAGCTCCAGGAAAGTACCCGCCTTCAAGCCAGTTACTGACACTTTCGTCGGAGTCAATCTCAAGGAAAGCCGCAGCTTGCTCAGAGTCGTATAGGTCTGCTTTTGACACGAGAATGAAATTTTCAGCTACCGATTGCAGAACAGCATTGTTGTCTCGGATTCTTTCCGCAACAGTTCTTGAATCGGAAGGTGCTGAGTAATCCATCGCGTTATTTCAGGGTTATAAGGTTTACCCTGCGGATTCTTTCGGGGACTACTAGTTGGTGTCCATAGGTTCGTCAAACCGGTGAAGTTCCTGGAGAAGTCTAGCATAGTGGAGCTCAATCGTGTAATGATCAACCAAAACACAGCAGTTTGGGTGGGCTCCTCTTCCGAGTGTCATTGTTCTGAAGTCAAAGTTTGGTAACCCACCTGGAGTCTCGAACTTTATGCCGAGTCTAAGGGATTCCCCCTTTCCGTACATATCGTCAAAGTCGCACTCCATTTTAAGTGCGTAGTCGTGACGGCAGGCCAGGACATAAACCGCCCTTCCGTTGGAAGCAAGGCGATACGCTTCCTTAAGTAGGCGAGTAGTGCGACCTGTTCGCCTCAGGTTGTCAAGAGGTGCTGTTGTTGATTTAGTCATAGAGGACTCGGGTGCCTGGAGACCGGGATCGAGCGTACAAGCTTGGACAATTTGCTTAAGGTGACCTCGAGATAACCGCCCCATTTTCTTAGTTTCCTCCTTGCGTGCGTCATTTTCTCGTCTAATTCTCTCAGTTTCTTCTCTGAACGCAGCATTTTGGGCAGCCAGCGCTTCAGTTTCTCGTTGAAAGGGTTTCAGCCAGTTGGGGCAGTTACTCATTGCCCCCCTTTCGTAGTAAAGTCAACACTCTCAGTGTTAACCCTGTCAACGTTAATTGCCTGAATGTCGTCAATTCCAGACTTGGTCACGATCCAGTATCCATCCCGATGGTCGAACGTAACCCATCTCTTTGTGCCGGGGCACCTGACTACTCGAAGTCGATCCCCAAGTTTCAAGATGGTTTTGGCGCTATCTGTGGCCAACTTGCAGAGCTTTGTGCTATTAGCTCGCTCCTCTTCAGTAGGGGTCATAATAGAGATCTCATTGAAATTCCGCAAGACTTCAACCAAAGAGTGTCACGGCCAATTCTGTCGGCGATCGTCTTTAGCTCAGACACATCGCACGGAACGCGCAGCCAGACTTGCTCTGGGTCTTTACTTGGGAAGAAGCCAGGCTGTACCCGGTTTACTTTCGTACAAAGGTGCCCTTCGTCGTCCATACCATACTCCTGCCCCGTTACGTCAGTAACGGTGTGTCCCGCCAGCAAGACTCTGAGTAAGATTTCTATGGGCTCCTTTAGGTTTTGTTCAGTTTTCATAAGTTTTGGGTCTGTTTTCGACAAAACTGCAATTAGAGGGGTCAGTGTGGTAGAAAAACGTCCATTCATATTGATAGTCACACTCCCAAAGGGGAAGTCCGATGGCCATCACCTCTTCTTCTAAATCACCCCAACTAGGCTTATTTTGCAAGGCAGCAGTAATTGCCCTGTCGTACTCCTCGTCTTCTACGAAGTGAGTTTTATAGAGATTGACCACAGGGTGGCCTTTATCGTAGTTATCCATAATGCCCTCCCAACCCTCTTCCTTAAACTGGTTAAGTTTTTCTTTGAAATCTTCAAGCTGTGTGTTCAGTTCCTCTAGAGTATTCCAATACAAATAACGAAAAGGGAGTACGTAATCGAGTTTCTTGTACTCCTTGACCGGCTTGAGGTAAGTTAGTTTGGGCTTTGAGGGGCCAGTCATGGCAAATTACCGTACTTGTTTAGGAGCTTGGTTGCAAAGTCTACCAACGCAGGAGTAATATCAACTCCATCTGGAATAGTTGTAAAGTAAGTTCCAAGGCAGGTGGGGTATACCAACTCAGCTTGAAAAGCCAAAACCATAATCTCCTCTACGGTTGGAATAGATGGAATACTGGGGCGGGTTGACGCACCGGCAGCAACCATTTCCTTAACTTCAGCAACAAATTCAAGGCAAGTTACTCTTTCAGGGCACGTAAAGCAGTCGTTCTCTGCAATTTCGGTGTAGGGCTTGGCCCTGCCTGGGCTGTAGCATTCTGGCTTTTTGCGAACTCGATTAAGTCTCCTCAAGAATCACCTTCGTCGGAATTTTGTAACCGGGCTTGAATTTCCATGTAAAACATGTGGTATTTAGCCATTCGCTTAAGGTCGTTCTCGGTGACACCTTTCAGACGCCGAACGTCAGTATTGTGCCTCAAGTCACAGAGTTTTACTCTCATGGCGTCTTCGTTTGAGAAAACACGGAACTTGTATTCTTCGTAGGTTTCCCCTGGTGCTTTCGTTAGGCAGCGAATGCCCTCGATGATTCGAGGAGTGAACCCCTGATCACGTAAATCTGCGTAGGTGACCTTGGTGTCTTCAATGATGTCGTGGCCGAGCGCAATGCACTGAAGCTCAACGTCGTTTGTTTCCAGGTAATGCATCACCTTGAGCGGGTGCAAAATGTAAGGGTTGCCACCCTTGTCGTACTGATCGGCGTGGGCGTTGGTCGCCAGTACCAGCATTTTATTGAGGAGTTGTCCTTTCATGTCTTTCCCAGAAGCGTTTGTCTTGTAACTACTATAGCGTTTTCTCTTCGAGAAAACAAGGCGGGAAACCATCCCGATACAGCCGGTTATCCACCGTTTTTCGCTACCTCCCTAGCCCGGTCTCGCATTGAGTATATGCGTCGGCATTCGTCGTCGCTGAGCCCAAGGGCCATGGAATGAAGGTGACTAGCACAGGTAATTTTGTCCAAAACTCTTGACAAAGCCCATGCAAAGTCTCCCTCTGGGGGGTCGTAAGTTGGGACCCAGTCTTTGGTGTGACGCCAAGGGTGCGTTAACCCCTGGTTTCTATAGTGCGCCACATTCTCGAAACGAGTATGTTGGTACCCGTCCTCTTCTTCTCCCATCAAAATTTCAATGGCACCGTCCGAGTCCATGTCTTCGAAGTCCGGGAGATGGGGTGGATAGTTGTATGAGGTGGATGATGTGTGGGTGGTGTAAATCATGTTTAATATACGAAACTTTTCTGAAACCTGTCACTTTCAGTTCGTATTGCAAGCTCAAGTCCGTTCAAGGTTGAAACCTGGGGAACACCATAACGCTCACAAACAATGTCAACGTTGCCCTTACGGTGGAATCCTTCGGGGCAGCATACAACAGTCTTCCTGACAGTGTGGAAACTGAGTCCGGTGTCGAAGCCAAGTTCGAACAAAGAAACGGGGGCCATGGTGCCCGGTGCTAGATATACTACAACCATACTGGCCCTCTCTAGGCCGTCAAGCTCCCACTCAACCTGCTCTCGAAACACCGGGTTATCGGCGCTTTGAACCCAAGTTGGGTCCCAATCGTCGCGTCGCGGATTGTAAATATCAATGTCGAGGTCAGCAAGACTATGTTCGAGGTCAGCTTGCCAGTCGGGTGCAGAGCCCATTTCTATTGAACCTGCAAGAAACACACTGAGCCTCGACGAGAAAGGGGGTAGCTGTGCCGGTGGTTTGTAAATAGTAGCCATGGTTTCAAGGTTAAGTAGTTGTGATTAAATTACCAGGAAATTAAAATGTGAAGGGTCCCAACTAGTCTAACCTTGTACCCGTCTTCTTCTTCTAGAACTCTAGCAACTTCCCCTTTAGTGGAGTAATCGCAGTCTCCAAAGTAAACGTTCGTATACTTGACACCGTAACCCCTCTTAATATCCTCACGTATGGCTTTGTAGCAGTGCTCCAAAAATCTCCTCACGGTTTCAGGGTTAGCTTGTGGGTCCGGGGGGAGTTACAGACCTCTGTGAAGCTTCAGCAGCTGTGATTCGGTTTGAAACTTCAAGGTTTAGCATTGTTGTTGTTTTAGGTTACTAAAGAGTTAGGTACAAGCTGCTGCGTCCTCCAGTGCTTGTCAGTTTGAACGTGACCTTTACGGACAAACTTAGCAACAGAAGTGCTAAAGTTATCGTAGTGAAAGGAATCAGCAAGGCGAACTACATAGCCTTCTGTCGTGTTGGTGTCCAGGCCCTTTGCCAGATTAAGGGCCACGGTCTCGTCCCAGAGTCCAGAGTAAAGAACGGGAACAGGGGTGACCCCTAACATTTCAAAGTAGTCTTCAGTGTCCTCCCATGACAATGCCCGGTTGTGCTCGTCAAAAATGCTAAACCCGTAAAAGTATGAGTGCAAGTTGGAGTAAGAAACAGAATGTTTCGCCCAGAGGTTTTCACCACAGATTCGCCACCCTTCAGGGATTTCACTACGGATCGAAGCCCAGAATTGCTTCACCCATGCGCGGTCTTCACCACCTTTGCTGTCCAGGCTCCTGGCGTGAACATAGTCTCGGTACATCGTTGTATTCTCACCGTCCATCTTTTCCGTCACAACCACGAGGTTGCCCTCAAAATGAACGACGGACGGAACAACCTTGTCGTCAGACGTTACAGCTTCTGACCAAGGGAGATGAAAAGTCCTGGGGTACTTGGTGTGGGATTCCATGTCAGTTTCTCTGGTCTTGTACTAAGTACACCGTTTCCGCCGAGCAGAAGAAAGCGGGGGAAACCGCCTTAGCAAAGATCCGCTTAGGGTGAACCCTCGGAAACCATTGGTGAATGTGGGGGGAATAAACGAACGTTCGTACGATTATCTATCGCCCTTGGACTGAACTTTAAAAACCCATCGGTGAGCGACCCTTGTAGCAGTCGGGTGTCTCTCCACCCTTGTAGTCGTTTATTGGGGTGAGTGGAAGCTTTGTGAAACTGAAGAACCACTTTGAGTTGGGGTTAGGGGTAAGAGTTAATTTCTTTAATGGGGGTTGGACGCTATTTAGCCACCCTTCCTCGAGGAAAGGGGGCAGTTCTCGCATGCTGGCAGCAGCGGCGTTAGCAATGTCTTGAGTGCTCGGGTCTCCCTCTAGCTTAAGGGACAAAGTGATCGTGACTTGATGAGTTTCCATTGGGAATTTGCTTTCAACATACTTAGTATACCGTTTCTGCGCTGCAGAAACAAAGGAGGGCAAACCGCCCCGGAGCAACCGGGAAACCGCCTTAGCAAAGATCCGCTTAGGGTGAACCCTCGGAAAGTGGAGGCAGCGGTAAGGGTACAGCACCGGGAATAGCCTTGGGTACCCCTATCTTACGCTCTTTCGGCGGTCCAACTTGCGCGTCTGCTGAAAGGCCCCCGTAAGCCGGTGCTTCCAAGCCGGTTGGGATGAAAGTTGGTCCAGGTGAGGGAGAGTTGGTAAACTCTGTGAACTCAGGGGGGAGGCTTGGGGGAGCTGAGCCAGGGGGCGAGAGACTAACCACAAGGTGGTTGAGACAGTCTGTGTAGGGGGGCATCGTTCCCGTTTCTACTATCTTTTGGGAGAGACTCGTCCGCTGAGCGTGAACCCACTCGGACAAAATCTGCGAAATTTTGTCGGCCCAGAACTCTGCGTTCTCTTCGTCGTTGCCTTCCTGCAGAAACGCTCCTTGAATTTGACTCCAGAGGGAATTTGACTTTCGTTGGGCCCGTTCGAGCTCGGCGGTTAAGAACGAGATTTGTTCCTTAAGCCTTTCAATTAGTTCTTGGGAGTTAGACATTGCTTAATTTAGTCGTTGCGGAGTAAGGTGTTGAAAGTTGGCGAACCTAGCCGCGAAGGTAGGGTTAACATCCTTGGGCCTCAGCCAGCAGCTTCTCCAACAGCCGGTCAACCGTCAACCACTGGGCGGAAGGGCGGTACTTACGCAGGCGGACCACGTGCGATATCTCAGCTGCCAGCGCCTGGGTCCATACGGGTTCGCCTAGCCGTTGCCTCAAGTGGGCACACAGAGGCGCAGGGTCACCCCCTGGGTGTGAGTTAAACAACCGGTGGTAGTCGCTGTGGACAGACTGAAGCAGTTTGCCCAAGTCGAGAACGTAAGACTGAAACAAATTCTTCTTGAAATTAGGGTCGATCAGAACTATTCCCCCGTTATTTTCTACAATGATGTTTTCAAGAGTTAGGTCACCGTGAGAGAAGGAGGAAGGTAGTGGTTCTATTTCGTCGAGGAAATCGAAAGTTCGACAAACTATCTCGCTGTCTGCCAGAGAAACGTGTTCTGAGCGAAGACGCTCTTTGTAAGATTCCCAGTCCGCGTGTCTTGACGCCGGGATCTTAGACCAAAGGGAGACCTGGTCTACCAAAGTGTCGATCAAACGTGTAGATTCAACTTGTGTCCCACAAACACCTTCAATAAACTCAATGTCGTACTCTGAGTCCGACACACTGATTGTTTGCGGGAAGCGAACGCTCGGCGCCAAGGTATACCGAGAAGCAATGCGAAACCACTCGCACTGCTCACCGGCATCCTTACACTTTTTCCGTATGAAATCCCCAGAGAAATCCAGGGTGGCCCCACTACTTCCCTTCACTAACAAGCTCCCGAATGCGAGCGCAATCCGCCTCGTAAGTTAGGTCGCCCCACGTAACTCCTATGGAAGAAAGTGAGACTGCTTCACGACACTGCGCCATGTTTATCATATCCGTGATTTCAACTTCTCCCCGATCACTCTTACGAAGGTCACCAATGGTGTTAAGGTATCCAGCAGGGAAACGGGCAAAACCACAGAAGTAACGGCCTTCGAGACGTCCGTGTGGTTTTTCAATCACGTAGTTGTCTATCACTATTGCGAGCTGAAGATTTCGCGGATTGAGTGACTTGTTAAGATACGTAAACCTTACTGAGTCCTTAAGGTCTGAGCCGAGTAAAACTCGTTCGTCATAAGGAATCGTCCCGTGGTAGTAATTATCCCCAAACAGAACAGTGAACGGACCATTGATCACGCCTGCCCACGTGGTAATCGCAGCGCCTGGTCCGTAAGTTTCCTCACTCTGGAAACGAACAATCGGGTCGCAAATCTTGGAAACTTCATCTAGAACAGGATGGTAGATGCGTGTCCCGTCGGTCTTAATCGCCGAGCGCGAGAGCGTCAGATAGATGTTTTCCGCACCGTTTTCAAGAGCGAACTTGGCAGCCAGGTAAGGAAGTGACATCCCGTCAAACTTTTCCTCAAGTTTGTTTCGGCCAAACCGAGTACTACGACCGGCAGCAAGAATTAGTGCGTTCTTCATTGTGCGATTTCCTTGTATTTTGCGGAGAATTGAGCGGGGGTCAGTGCTTTGTCGTCTACGTAGTATGCCGCCCAAGGTTTTCCAACCAAAATGGTATCGTAGGGTACATCGAATTTAGTGCAGAACTTTTCGATTTCCTCGATAACTTCTTGTCTCACTCTTTCGATGTCACCGTATGAACGACCCATTCCCCTCGCGGTATTCAAGACGATCGTCCACCCTGCATCCTTCATTGCTCGCATACCTGCAATTACTTCCCTCTTCGGTAGAGAGTTTTCGTAATCGCGGTTTTCTGTTGTGAGGATGGTGTCGTCAACGTCGAAAACGATGGTTTTCTTCGGGTCGGGGATCATTGGTAGCCGGAAGCTGTTCTAAACATAGGGAGGAGGATCATACAGTAAAGGGCGGAAAACCGCCTTGGTGCTCAGTTAAACACTGAGATTGTCTCGTTTGTTATGGTTTTGAGGCGGATTTCAGAGTACCGGGAAAGCCACTCATCCTTTGTTCGACGGCTCTTTGGACTCGCGAGGTCAGGAAACTCGGCACAAAGTTTCTCTACGGTTTGATTATTGATCTGAAGCTTTCGCTCCAGGTCTTCACAGGTTCCGCCACCCCCTGTGTGCTGTTTAGCTTTCACACAAATGTTGTCGAATCGCAGTGTCCCGTTTCCGTTAACAGTGTGGTACAGAGACAAGAAGTAGTCGTCCTTCATACTGTACTCAGTGATTAGCTCAAAGGCTGGGTCGCCTGCGTAGAAACCAAATGCGTGGCCCATAATGAACTTGAGCCCCACAGTCACCTTTGGGTGAAGAAAACCCTTGTTGCGAACGGCATAGAAACCGAACAGGCCAATATCGCGCCGCTTGCACATTCGGAATCCTCGATCAATAAGCTCTGATAGCTCCACCACGGTTTTCAGGCGACACGGGTGGTCGAGTGGCTTCTGAGTTCCCTCGAGATTCTCCAGAAGCTCAAGTTCCTCAACGGCGCTAACGTCGTCGTCGAACGAAAAAATAGGAGTCCCTTTGTCGTAAAAGTTAGAGATGAAGTGACGTTGTCTTGTCAAACCCTTTTCACCAACAACGATATTGTAGGTGGGGTTTGAACTCTGATAAACTTCCTTCTCTTCATCGTTTGCCACGAACAAAGTCACGTGGGAACAATTAATGTCTGTTTTTTCAAGGTAATTTAGAGTGAGTTTCTTCACTCCCTCGGGCCGTCCGTAAGTTGGGATGGCAATCTGATAGTCCATATTTGAGTTCAGTTGATGTGACTGTTGTTGGAGCGTCAAGAGTAGACGTTTGCCGCGTCCTCTTATCTCCGACTGTGTTATCCAGTGGTTACACTAGGTTGCAAAAGATAATTTGTCTCCAGCGAGACACCAGCATGTCAGCGTACTGCTGTCGAGTTGGTGGGTTCGATTGCGGGTCACTATTTTCGTAAAATCCCAGTGACCACGCATCGTTAAGTTCAACTAGGCAGTACCGATTCAGGTCAGGCCTCCACCCGATGTCAATCGTGTAAGCACCAGGCGCAATATTTGCCTCTAGCACACCCATAATCTCTTCAATCAGGCCGAAGTCGGGTTCGGGGTTTCTTACGGGCTTGTCATCGTACCGCGACCACCCCTGAATTTTACCACCCCCAATGAAGTCGTGAATGTAGAACCGAAATTCCGACTCAAAGGGCACGGCCTGAGAGATCCACACAGAAGTGTTATCGGAAATTAGTCCAGGTGACTTCAGTTCGAGGTCCCCTTTGATTCCACCGGTAAACAACTTTATTGCGGTTGGCTTCACAAAGTCTTCTGGGGTTGCTTCGCCGTACACTCCCTGTCGAACCGGCCTCATAAGGTACTTTTCCAGCTCCCCCCCGTGCCCATAGGAAAAGTCTTCAGGTAGCACAACACCTGCGTGTTCACTGTAAGCTTGAACAAATTCCACCGAACCCACAGGAATCAATGTAGCCATGAAACCTTTAGGGTCTAACTTCGACAGATCATCAAACGAGCAATATCGAACAGGGTAACAGGAGAAACTACACGCAACCTTTTCGATTTGTAGTGGTCCTCCGGACTGGAGTAGGAAAGTAGGATTTTTCATCACGGTGGGCAGTTAGTTAGGTAACAACGACAGTATATTGGCATTAACCCACTGGGTCTCTTCTCTCGACAACTTAAGCCACAGAAGGTCAAGCTCGTAGAGCAAGGCCTCCTCCGCGTCCTCGTTTCCCTCTCCCCTTAACTTTAGGGACAAGCTAAGTTTTTCGCAGTAATCTTTAACTTCGTCAGTCATTAAGATTGGATCGAAGCATATTGCAGAAAATACGACCTTGCTCGATGGCATCATCCACAGCGATGTGAGTGTGCTTGTTTTCGAGTGGAAACCACTCCTTTGGGTAGTTCCGTTTGGTGGACTCCCGGTATCCTCTTTTGAGCAAGGCCATAGCATAGGTCTTACCGTCAAGAGCCGAGAAGCTAAATGGGGACTTCCCGGTGAATCGAATGAGGTACCAATACACGAAAAGAAAGTCAAACCCTGCAGGAAAACCCACGAATACGGGCAAGGCTTTCCGACCACCTGAACCTTGGTTACTGTTAGCTTTCACGGTCTGGTCAACCCAACCCGAGAAGAGCAACATGGCTTGGTCCGGGCTCCAGGTATGCTCCCGAGAGGCTCTGTAAGCCTTTGGGTGGGCCTCCCACCACGCTTGGGTAGTGGGGTCCGGCTCGGCTCCGGGTAGGGTCTCCAGGTTCACAGAGAAGGTTCCCAAGAGTTTTCCTTTAGGAGAAAACGCAGCTGACCCAAGCGAAAGCATGCTGTTAGGTCCGGGGATCGGTCCGTCGGTCTCAACGTCTGTGCTGAAATAGATTTCCATCTGTAGCTCGCTTGTCTTTGGTTATTTTACCGTGTATACGCTGCAGAAGCAAAGGCGGGAAACCGCCCTACCTTTTCCCCGGAATAAACAAGTTTGAGGCAGGTTCGTTTTCTATACGAATCAGTTCCTTGATGGCTAAGTCGTTGGTCCTTTCGATTCGAGTGAACGTGAGACCGTGTCCACCACTCTCGGCTTGTGAGGCCAGGGAGTAAAGCCCCACCGATCGTACAACAAGGCTACTCTCCGACAACCTCTCTCGTTCAGCGAGTGCTCGAAAAGCCTCAGCGAAGCTTACCGGGAGTTCCACCGTAATGGTTGTTGTTGCTTCATTGGGTTCAATACTCTCCGAGGCAACTTGCCGCTCCGCATCGCCACCGTTAAGCTGTTTGTTTGTGTCCATTGTTAGTAATTCTGTGTTTCGTTCGTTAACTGCCGCTTTGGCGGCTTCAGGGTTAATTCTCGGTGCCCCAGTAGTTGGTGTTTGAGCAACGTTCCATGCCGTGTTTGGCTTTATACGACATCCATTCCGGTGATCTCCACATTCCGCTCCAGACACCATTCCAGGTCTTGTGGCCCGTTCCGTATTCTTTGTGGTTTTCTGCCGCGTATCTCATGAAGTCACGGCGGCACTCCTCGCATTCCAGATCGTCAAGAACGGTCATGCGCTCTCGTGAGTAGAAAACGAACGACACTCGTTCAGCGTCCGGAGTTTTCGGGATCATCGCGGTGTTGCCGTGAATCAAGCCCTGGTTGTCGCCTGCAATGAAATCTCCGTCACGAAGGTCGAAAGCGCAACGAATTTCAGGGAACACAAGGTAATGACCGTCATAGTCACCTTGGGTAATTGCGGTAAGAACGGCGATACCCCCTTCACAGTTATTTCCATCATAGTGCATCGCACAGCGGAAGTTCCAGTTTAACGTAAGGGCAGTGAACACCGTACCGAAGAGGTTATAGTGCGGGTCTTTCACGTTACTGAACCGTTCGTGAAGGAGGTCCCACCTAGGGTTTTCCGGAGTGTTTAAGGTCTCTTTGAGCGCAGAGCACGCGGTCTGATAAATATCAGTGTGACTGACGAACCCTTCGTAATCTCGAACGGTAGTTGCAGTTAGGCGACCGTAAGGGTTACGTGCACCCCTATCAAAAGCACCAATCACGTTGGAATAGCACTTGTTTGAACGGTATTGTTTTCCCACATACCTGTCGTCGGCACGTTTCGCCTCAGAAACCTTATCCGTAGATGCACTCCAAGTCTCTGACAGCCAAGTCGGGAACCACCTCGCAAGTTCCCTACCCTTCGCTTCCTTCAGCTCTACTTTTCTTTCTTCGCTCAGCGTTTTCTTGCGAAGTTCCTTCTCGATAGGTTCTAAAGCTTTCTCAATTTCTGGGAAGTCCTTTTTAACATCATTCACTCGGACAGTGAGCTTTGACATGTCGGGGGAGAGAGAAGCAATTTTCAGTGCCTCTTCCACGTCATTGACTTGACCGGCCATCGCCTTCTTAAAGAAGTTTAGAATACCGTTTGTTACCCTTATCTCGAGTTGAGTAGTTAGTTCTTTACCCGCAACTAGACCTCGTTGGTCGGAGTACAAGTCTCTTGCTGCCCAGCGAAAGTATTTCCAAGTTTCCGGGCTACCTTTCGAGCCATCGCGCAGCTTGGGAAAAAGTGCCTTACGAAAGGCAACAACTTTCACTCCGCCCACATAAACGTCGCAGTCTTCTTGAATAAGGTTGTCGTAAGAGGTTTCGTCAGCGAAATAACCAATGTAATCTTTCGGGTCGCACTCGTATAGTTTGTCGAGGTCAATTCGACGAGGTTTCGGGCGAGAGCGTAAATCACAGACAACGGCTTCACTCACAGAACAGTTATCGTTGCATTTTTCATTTCCGTTCGAAGCAGCTTTATAACTCTTCGTTAAGTTTTCTGTCACAAATGTCATCTTTGGTTGATCGGGAGGAATTATTGCCCAACGATGTTAACTGGCTCTTTTTCTTGCGACTAAACAAAAGAGTTGACCCTAGTAAAAGGTGTCACTAATTAACATCAATCATACACTCTTAAAGAGTATTGGTTGGTGTCTCGGGCAAGGTTGAAATAACGGTTAACAGCAGCTTGTATGAACTTTTCTCCCTGTCCTCGACAGGCACAAGTTCGTTTAGAGCTAGCAAGGAAAGCTGCTTCAGCATTGGGCCAGATGGCGAACCAAACTGTCGTACTAGCTTAGCGGGAACACTCGGGCCGTAACCTTTTGCACCTGCTTGTTCTTTCCTGTCAAACTCCTGTGCAATTTCCTTGACTACCCACTCTGCCACCTCTTGCACAAAAAGTTCGGTTTTAGATTGGTCTTCAGAGAAGTAACGTTCTCCCCCATTCATTCAATTGTTCTTGTTTAGGTCTCATAGTACATGTTTTGGTTGAAATAAAAAGAGACCCGAAGGTCTCACTGAAAGTACTCGAATTTTTGTGAGAACGCGGCCCTCATCACAGACTGCATGTTTCGAGCAATGTCTAGATCTTTGCTACAATGAACTTTGTCGCCCAAAAGCTCAGGTATGACGAATGGCTGACTCTGTGTAATCTCGTCTTCGTAGAAGTGAATGCGGTGTTTAACTCCGGTGCTTTCACAAAGTTCGTTGATTCTCTTTGCCTCCTTCACGAAGTTTTCACCGTGGCCTTTAATCCCGTCGTCTTGGCGCTCAAGATCAAGATACTTGTGAAGCATCTCGTGCAGGAGGACGCTTCGTGTTTTTACAGGGTCACCTGCAATTACGCGAGAGAGGCGAATGGTTCCGAACCCACGTCGTGCAGACGTTTTGTATGTGCCAAGGATTCTGCGACCCATGCGACCGTCCCACTTTAGAGTGTCGTATCGCGACCAAGTTTCTCCGTTTTCGTCTGTCCGAGTCTTACAGGGAAGAACTGGTAAGTCCCCGTTGAAGTAGCGGGCGTTAAATTCTGCGTAAATCTCTCCAAGATCGTACATCACCGTGGGATCCGGGCAGAACCGGTGAAAGAACGACTCAGAAAGGGTCGATTTTAGTTCCATACACCTACTATAGCGTCTTACGATTGAAAAGGCAAGCGGGGAAACCGTCCTCGAAAGGTTCGGTTAACCGTCGCTTGCCCGGTGAAAGTGCTGCTAGAGACTAGCAGATCTCAGTTAGCTTTGTAGCTGTACGTGAGCTTTGCTTGGTGCTTACCGTAATTCTGTTTTTTCACAGACCAGGACACGGCTAAGTTCTCCCTGGTCACTTTCTTCCCGTCTCGGTCTTCAAGGGGGAAGTCAAAGACGTCAACAGTGTTTCGCTGAGGATTGACAGCAACGAGCAAGACTGAGTCTGGCTTATCTGCTTCAGATGCGAAGTTGATAGGGCTTATCTCAGCAGAGTTCGCACAAGCGACCAGTGCGTTATCGGCTCTACGTGAAATGACGCGAGTGAACACTCGCAGTCTTTTACCGTTGTCCGTAACAACGTCCACGTACTTTCCATCCGTTTCGTCAGCAGTTCGGCCCCGAAAGACTTCACGCACGAGGTCTCGCCCCAGCCAGCGGGTGTCGAGTGATACATCCCTCACAGACCCGTCGGGTCGGGGGCTTAGGGTGGGTGCAGTCAGGAATCGCGTAGCACGAAGGAGAATTTGTCCAGCGTGCTGCTTATCAAGGGGCTGAGCAGTTTGGGTAAGCATTTTCGTTGTCGGATTGACTCTTTAACTATACCGTTTCTGTAGGGCAGAATAAAGGGGGTTAACCGCCCTAAGGTAAGGGTTAACCGTCCAACCCCTTCACCAAGTCAGTCGTGGTCAGCTTGGTCTACACTAAATCCGGCACGAGTCGCAACTATGACGTTGTCCGAACCAAACATGATCTTCATGATCGGCTCCATAACACTTGATGTGAGTAGCTTCGCCAGGGAGTGTGTGGACTCAACGTTCACGCCATCAAACTTAGGGTCCTGGTCCGACCATACCTCATCCTTCTCACCGTCGTACTCACCCCAGCTCGTCAGGTCGTCAAGATCGTCTCCTTCGGCGTTCGTGAAGTACGGGTCATGCACGCTAAACGTACACGGATCCCCATCGTTGAAGTACGGGGCGTATTGAGACCACGTTACGGCCTTAATCGCAGGGTTCTTTTCCCAGAACTCAGCAAAGTACTCTTTTAGCCTCTCCTGAGCGACCTTTTGGAATCTCTCTTGTTGCTCTGTAAACTCTTGAATAAGTAAGTCGAGGGATTGTGACATGGTTTAGTCTCCGATTGGAATGAATTTGGTTTGTTTGTTGGGTGACTTGTTAGTGCCAGACATCCACGGTTGTGCAACCATGTTGTTTAGGTACTTTTCGACCGTGGGAATGAACCCGAGGTCTTGAATAATGTGATCTTCGGCGATGTCTCGGGGAGAGTAAGTTATTCCAGCAGAGTTTGTGCGTGTGCGACCGAACATCTGCTCAACGACAAAACACCCGAACGACGAGTGCAGCAATGCCCGGTGACGAATGTCGGGAAAGGCAATCTTGCTACTGTCAATAAAGTCGTCTATATCAGCGTAGTCGTCGGGTGAGCCTCCGTACTTTCTGGCATGTATCCTCCCGTGTAGAAAAGGTTTCATATCAAATGTGGAAGTTTTAACAGAGTTTTTCGTCAGTCTAGCAAGATCGTGGCTGACTCCATGAGGTCTCCCGCTCAAGCCGAACTTTGTAGGTTTCTTTAGAAGTGTCGTACCAAAACTCGGGATCGTCTACTCGGCACGGTGGCACGTCCGTGAAGTTCGCCTCTCGGGGCAAAAGTTGGGATACTAGTCGTATGCATTCCCGGGTAATCTCGTCAACCGTTTGACACCCGTCGATTGTAACCACGGGGTAACATTTCACTCCCAGTTGTTCGTTGGGCTTTTGAAATCCCGTAAGTATGCGGTCGAAAAAAGGTCGTTCTGACCGCTCAAATCTGTCTCGGACAGACAGCCCTTCGTTTTCTCGCCTTGAGATCCGTCTCATAGACTCATCAGCGGGGACGTCGAAAAACAGTTCTAAGTCAGGGTACAAGACTCCGCAGGCAAGTTCGTGGGATTTCTCTACCGCTTCAGGCCCCAAACCTCGTCCCCACCCTTGATAGGCTAAGGTGCTCGCGTAAAATCGGTCACATAACACCCAGTTGCCCTTTTCTAGCTCCGGCATTATTACTGTTGCAACATGCTGAGCCCGGTCGGCCATGAGCAGTAAAAGTTCGGCTTTCGGTGTGATCGCAGCCTCAGGGTTCTTAAGCAAGTCTCGCACACCGGGTAAACATCCTGGTTCTCGAGTTTTAACAACCTTGGTCCCTTCGGGTAGTCTCCCACTACGTGATAGCCAGTCAAACACAGCGTGGAGCTGGGTTGTTTTTCCGCAGCCGTCAAGACCTTCAAAGGTTATTAACTGTCCTGTGTAACTCATAGCGAAATTGTTCGAATATAGTTTTGGTAACGGGTGAAGCGACCAACAGACGCTTTCACGTTCAAGCTCCGACAAGCTTCACAGTAGGAGAGAAACTCGTACCACGGGGTTGTGGGATCTAAAGTCTCGAGCTTGGCCTCTGCCCCTGTGACAGAAGTGTCAGGGTCTTTAGTCATGTCTCAGCCACGGAGGCGCCCTGAAAAAGTTTGCAAGATCGTCTGGGGATTGGGTGGGGTCCAACTAAATGAGAGGAAGGATCCGCAAAGCCGAGGTTCATCCCGTCGATAAGTTCGTCGAGAGACCCCGGCTCAGGCTCCCCCGAGATTGCCCTCCGACGTGCTTTCTGAAGGATCTCGTAGGCGTGGCGATTGTGGTCTGACCATTTCTGAATAAGGGAAATCTCCTCAAAGGAAACCTCATCGTTTCTTGAGATTCGGTCTGCAATGGTTTGTAGTTGAAGTCGTGTGTCAGTGGACAACATTTGACCGGGGGATTGTGGGACTCAGAGGTCGAAGGACGCCAGTGAATGTGCTAAACAGATTTCGTCTGATGCTTGCTTGCATTGTTCGGCGCAATCAATTAGAACTTGAGCGTAGTCAGCCCTACCGATGTCGTCCACTCGGTCAATGTCACGTTCGAAAGACGCTTGCTTCTCCTTGAGAAGGTCGTTTATGAGCGACCAAGTTTCACGAGGCAGGGAAACGGAAATAACAGGATCAATTCTCATGGTTGGTGTTTGGTGTTTTGAGTGGTTGTTTGGCACCGTGGGCGCACCACGAAGTTGCTCTACCATGAACTTTGCAACAAGCTCCTGTCGCTCAGGTACGACGTTTGGCAGGTGGAAGCTCATTTCGGCCATGGTAGCCATTATGTCTCTTCTTTTCCTAGGGGGGTGGTGCGAGTGTGTATGAATCATTGCATAACCTGAACACAAGGAATCCCAAGTTCTCTCACAACTTTACAGTTGTCTTGGTTGTCGTCGTACCAAAGCGAAGGACGTCCGAAATCTTCAATAATTGCGAGAGCTTGCTCGGTCTTAACGTAGTGGTCGGGGCGATCGTCCCCGTCCTCTCTCATGTATAAGGCGTCGAACTTAACACCCACACTTTGTAGCCAGTTTTCTGAGTCGGCTCGAAGACGATTTGGGCGAGCAGTGGATATCACGATTGAAACCCCGGAGTCAGCCAGCAATGTCGCAAGTTGAACGAGTGGCAAATTGGCTCGAAGCGTTGCAACATTATCTTCGTAATACCACTCACTCGTAAGTGTCATATCAATGTCAAACACTACTAAGGGGTTATTTTTAGGTGTCACGACACAAGGGCAATATAAATACTGTCTAGTTTTTGAAGCAATATGTTCATTTTCGCTGCCTCGCTCACAGCCAAATCAAGCTGTCCACGTGTCACATAAGTTGCAATAACCTGACTCGCTTGTGCCCTGAAGGTGGAGGAAAAGGCTTCGGCACACTGAGCTAAAACGAGCCAGTCTGAGTTGGGGAGACTCACCGAACGGTGAATTTCTTCACCTTCACACTGTGTAAAGACCTGTGTAATCGCGGAAGTATGGCTCATGGGTTAGGATTGGGGTTTTTTGGCCATTTCAAGCTGAGCCTTGTAGAGTGCCACCCTCTTCTGGGTACCCTTCTTAACAAGGTTCAGATGGTTGAGTGTTCGAGTGGGGTTTGTTGGTTTCATTGGGTATGGTGTCGCCTCTTGTGAAGTTGGTTTAGGAAGAGAAAGCCCCCTATCTTAGTGAAAACCTCGATTGGTTGCCACCTTAGGTACGAAGAGGTAAGATACCACTTTCCTTCGGCATTTTTGTAAACTTTCCCCACGAGTACATCCGTAGTGGGGCACTTGTAGGTTACGAACGAGGGGAAGTTAAACCCAACTCGAAGGGGTGACTTGTACGGGGCAGGTTTATCGTACACGGTTGACCTCATCCCAGTAGTCTGATCGTGGTTTGCTGGTTTTCGTCACATCTCTGACTCGGACCGTAGCTTTTCGCTTTCTAAGCATTTCAGCCAGGGTGGCCCTAAGTTTAGGGTCCGTGGTGGTATTATAGGCTTGTTCGAGTCGCTCGTAAACTGCGGCCCGGTTCGGGATCTGCAGGTTTTCCTTGTTCAGTACCTCAGAGCTGAGGTCCAGGGTTCCTAGTTTACCTTGGATTTTGTTCCTTCCGAAGTTCCCCGAGACTCTGCCGTTCGTTCGCAGTTTCGGCTTAATTTTGCTTAAGTTGCTGTTTTCCATGTCCTACACATGCTCCACAGAAAGGTTGCTAGAAGCTTCGCAGGAGTACTGGAAAGCCAAGTCCATGAGGTAGTCCTCTACTTGCCTGAGCTTTTCAAGAGCCGCTTCCCGTTCCTCGCAGAATAACTCCCATGCTTCCTCATCCCTAGTACCGCGAGAGGGGCAGTTCACTTGGACAAGTTTCTTTCGGGCATCGTGAACAGACGCCCAAACCCCGTTGTACTCAGACGCAAGGGCAGAAGCATTAGTTTCACTCTTCTCAGTGGCAGGGGTGCAGGTCATTGCTTTGCTTGTGGGTGGGACTGAGGAGTCAACTTTTGAAGGAGGCAGGCGCGGCGAGCTCTCGCTTGGCGAAGGGCTTGGGGCTTGGCCCTGCCTTTTCGTTTTCGGCCCTTTTGGCGGGGTCCAAGTTTGGAGCGGACTGAGTCGTTTTCCATACATTTACTATACCGTTTCTGCGAGGCAGAAACAAAGGGCGAAAACCGCCCCATGAAGGAGGGTTAACCGCCCACTCTCCCACAAGGACTAGTTAGGGACTGGATTGTGTATTAGCCCAAAGACGTTCAGGGTAATACCTACTACGATGACAGCTACCACATCCCACTGCTTTTTCTTTACAAAAAATGGAAGGCTCAGAGTGCTCCCTGTAATCAGAATTAATAGGCCCACCTTGCGGTCCAAGAAAAGCAAAACAAATTGTCCAACTACCAACGCAATATTTCCAAGGATGCGGAGGTAAGTGAGTCTGGGGCGGACACACGGGTATTTCATGGTCCGAAGGTGTGATCGGTAGTTATTCGTCCTACGAAACAACCTTGAGTGTTTTCAGAATCTTGCTCAACCGTGCTGGCTTCAAGTACGACTTGAACTCTAAACCCTCAAAGAGTGCTTCTACACTCTGTTCAGACGGCGGTGAAGATGCGTACCACGACATGTCGGGGACGTCGTTCTCAAGAGTGACCAAGCGAAGGTTACTAAAGAATGTGGACGCAGTTGAAACCACTTTAGGATGAAACGCGATTCGATCGGCGAGCGACAGCTCTGAGTTTGTACCGCTGGTTTGGCACTCTTGGATTATCTTCACAGCGGTCTTCGGGCCAACGCCGGAGACACCTGATATGTTATCTGAGGAGTCCCCAGACAAAGCCTTGAAGAACTTGACGTCTGAGGGGGGAACACCGAAGTGCCTCTTAACACCCTCAATGTCAACCATCTCCATTTTCTTAGCTGAGTTGAAAAGCAGCACCTTTACTCTGTCGTTGACGAGCTGAAGCAAGTCCTTGTCGCAAGTCAAAATGTGAACTTCACTATACGCAGGAGAGTTACGAGAAATATGGGCTACAACATCGTCCGCCTCAAAACCCTGGGCACCCACTGGCGAAAAGCCAAGAGCTGGAAGGACGTCTTCAACCAGGAGGGAAAGGTCGGAGTAGTGCTCAACGCTGGCCTTTTCTCGATTCGCCTTATAAGTACCAGATTCTGTCTTGCGAAAGTTCCCACCCTTATCGGTACAAGGAACTACGCAATCGTACTCGTACTGAGCCATTACGGCGAATAAGGCGTTGCAAAACCCATAAGTCCCAGTTACCGGTGCTCCATAGCTCGTAACCATTTCACCCATAGCTCGACAGAGAGCTGAGCGAGAGCGAAAGAATAGCGCGGATGTGTCTACGAGAAGCAGTTTCATTGTTTTGGTGTCGGAACTTGGCTCTATACTAGTCCTTGCGAGGTTGCCGTGAAAATTGGTGAAAAGTATTTTGAGTGACGTTGTAAGCGGTTAGGCGACCCTTCGTCTTAATAAACGCACCCGTATCTATATTTACGCGTTGCCCCATCACAATCGGGATATAGTCCTGTGGGGGTTCTTCGAAGTTGGTGGGGGTATGCCCGTGAACAACTTTCTTCAGTCTCGGGTTCCACCCTTCGAACTCCGGCCCATAGGTCAAGAAAGGTTGACGAATCCATAGCAGTGCCTCCCCCCTTCCGTCGGCGATGAGCTTTGCAGGGTCGTGACCGGGGTAGATCCCCGCGTGAATGAAGAGAGTGTCCGCAATCGTCATGTATAAGGGCAGCTCCCGAATCCACTCCTTATGCTTTCTTTCCATCTCACCAACCTGGTCATAGTTTCCGCCGTTTTGAACCCACAGCACGTAGCTACTGCCGAATGGGTCTTCCAAAGCATCAAGAAACATCCTCTCGTGGTTTCCCATCAGGGCATAAAAGGCTTGAAGCCCCCAACTTTCCGGATCGTCGAGGAGCTTTTTCGTATACTCCAAAACTTTCAGGTCGCCCCTACCACGATCAATCATGTCACCTAAAAGTATGACGGTGGCTTGAGACCCTTTCACCCACTCCAAAAATTGTTCGAAAAGAGTCCAGGTCGCGTGAATGTCCCCCAGAGCAACTACGTCCCCCGGCTGTATTTTGTTGTCGTAAGTTATCATCTCGTCAGTATATAAAGTCAATACGGTGGAAGGGTTCGTTGGTGATATTCTTGAGGGAAGCTTGTAAGGAGGCGTGCATGCGCTCAATTACTTCTTCCGGAACCTTGCGGTCGCGAGAAGCATTCTGGCGTAGGCAAACGGCGAGGGGCTTTTCAATGACTACCGCAGTAACCTTATCGTAACCGTATGAGTTCAGTATAGCAATTGCTTCCTTGCGGTAAGCTGCCCTGTAATGTGTTCCGTCCATAATCACGGTGCGACCTACACTCTCCTCCAGAATCTCAAGCATGCGGTCGTGGATTTCTACGTAATTTCCTTGAATGTCCGCGTTTCCGTAGAGCTCGGCGCGGATTTCATCGCCGGAAATTACAACGGCATCTGGGTGAAGCTCTAGTAGCTTAGCCACATGGGTTGACTTACCGGAGCCGGGGGCACCGACCATCACGTATGCTTCGAGGTTGTTTTCCATACTTGTATTATACCGTTATTCCTCGTCAGGGCAAGGCGGGAAACCGCCCCAGGGTGAACGGTTTCCCAGCCAGCCTTAACTTAAGGTCTCAGTGCGAAAAAAGTTATACTCTTCAACCCACTCATGAAGAGGGTCCTCATTCACAACGTCCCCACTGTTGTTCACATAGTCTTGAACCACCCAGGCAATCTCTCTAAACTCCAGGTCGTTCCAGGGCCATGAAGCACCCACTTTGACGCCAGGGTAGCTCCTAAGCAGATACCTTAGCTTTTCTTTGAGCTTTTCTGAACTTTTCATTGTGCCTCAAGAGTGTTGCAAGTTTAAAAGCGTACCTGTTCCCCTGAAAAGGCGCAGGAGTTTTGCCTTGGTCTAAAACCTTTCTTAGTGCCGTGCTCGAACCACTTCGTTCGTTCTCGTGAAAAGAAACACCAAAGCAGTGCGAAAGTTGCAGTCCGAGTGAAGCTTGGTCAGATCCCAGAACGAGAACCACCTCGCTTTGCTTCCTGCTTTTTAGAACATCTGACAACCCTGCATAGGGATCGATGGCCTTTAGAAATGATACCCTACTCAGGTCAATGCTTGCTTGGCGGCATAGCGTTCGCAGAAGTAATACCCGAAGGTCCCAATCGTTGTTCTTTCTCCCCACGGACACATATACTTTAGCGGTCGAACCGAGGGTGAGCAACTTTTTAACTAGCTCAACATGGCCGGGGTGGCCTATGTTAAACCTCCCGAACGTTACAGCGGTTTTCACAGTTGTTTTGGGTGTCAGTTGTTTTGGGTGTTTTCGGGACCGGATGCCCCGTCAGGTCGAGCAAAGGGGCGTCAGGGTCGTAGTGCACGTATCCCTTTCGAGAACCTTGCCACATTCGGCTAGGGTCCATGCTATGTTTGTCCGCCACCCCTTTCCCAGCTAACGCGGCAAGTGCTTTGATAAAGCCATGAGTTTCTTCGTAGGAAACATTTAGATTCACGTCAACTTTCCACAGGAGTCGGTAGGAGCTTTTTCCGGAGTGTTGGCCGTCAGAAAACGTTCGGTAAGCGAGCCAAGGCTTGTAGCCTTGCTCAGTGTAAAGCTCGACCATTTTCCCAGGGTTAACCTCACACTTGTCAAAATCCACTCCAATGAGAGTTTGCGTATGCCAGCACAGGCGCTGATATTGAAGCTCCATAAGGTCGAGTCCTTTGAACAGACAACCGTAGAAGGCGCATCCTTTCTCGGTCACCAGCTCAATGAAGGCCCGGCCACTGAGCGACTCCCATGGCCTTTGAATCATGTGATCCCTAAGTTTTCCGTATTCCTGGAGAGTTTCTGGTTTGTGCAGGCGTCCTCGGTGGTCGATTTGACAGAGGATACTTTTTGGCTTCATTTGCTACTGAGTAGGCTGATTGAAGAAGAGTCTTTCACTATACTCCGCCTTTATAGTCTGAAACCTTGTTCTAACCTTCTTTTCCAAGTCAACTTCGGGTAATCCGTAGATAATCGCAGGCCAAAATAAGTCCCCAATTCTGCCGTCTCCGCCACCATCCCAGTTGTTAAAGGAATGTTGTGCAACTTGTTCGACGAAGGAATTAAGCGGGAGAAGCTTTGGCATATTCAATCTTGTTGAGGGGGCTAACGAGAAAGAACCAGCAGCCGTTGGCCATCCAAGAGTGCGTTTCCCTATCGTCAAAAACTAGCGCGTCCCCTGGCCTCATAAATGTCATTTTTCCGCCAGCGTAAAATTCGCCTTCAGATATGAGCTGGCTGCAGTAGGGAGCTTCGTCGTCAGGGGTGTGCCCCCCGAGAAAAACCAGGAGAGACAAACCTGACATCTGGTAGTCTTCGTGCGAACCTACGGACCCTTTCCCGTACACAACCGTGGCGCCCTCGCGGCGCATATTGTCAGTCGGGGATGGAAACCTGTATTGCTGTTCTGCACGATTTAGAAGCAAAAGTGCCTCTTGCAAAGTGGAGCGAAGCCAGTCTGGAACTGACCTAGATCCAACATCCCCCAGAGTCCACAACCGTGGGTCGGACCTACGTGTGCCCGCCGCATCTTCTGACACCGACCGCAGGAGTTTTTCAATAGTGAAATTAGGGACGGTAACCTTGCCGTCAATTTTGATGGCACGCTTCATACTTGGAGAACTAAGCTCGCTTACACACCCATTATAGCCCCTTTGATCCGGGAAGGCAAGGGTGGAAACCGTCCCTTTTCACCTGATCTTAAGTGTATCCTGTAGGATCAGAGACTCTTCTTCCTTTGGCCCTAGTATCCAGTGTCGCTAGTGCGAACGTCGGTTCGTCAAAGACCAACGTCAAGGTTAAGCTCGTCAAGAGCACTTTGAACTTCCGACCTTCCTGTGTTCTCGTAGACCACACTTCCCCCACTACCCGAGAAACCCTCAACAAATTCGTCAAGGTCGTCTAAGTCAGCGTACTTTTCAATTAGGTCAGTGTACCCCGCGTTAAGCACGGCCTGAAAGAAGCCGTCGTCGTCAAGCTCGTCAATTGCCGCTTTCACGGAGAGAGAGTATACGCGGAGAACTTCGCTTATTGGTGCGTTGTTAATCACTCGTGAAATCACTTCATTCACGAATTCTGGTTTGTCTTTAATTGTCATTTTGCATGTGTATAACGGTTTCTTTAGCGCCGTTGAACCTTCGAGTGTTCAAAGGGGAAACCGTAAACGGAAGAGGGGGGATTTGAACCCCCGGAGGTTTAACCCTCTACAGTGTTCGAAGCTGCTGCTTTCAACCGCTCAGCCACTCTTCCACTTCTTTGGTATTTACGGTTAGGTTTGTAACCGCACTTACTTAATTTGTTCAAAAACAGAAACAGTTTGTCTGGCCAAGATAAGACAGGCAGGGAAAGCTTGGGCCCAAACATGGGGGTCTTTCTACCTTTCCAATTTAGGCCGATTCCGGCCTCGCTTTCTAAGTGTATGACAAGGATTTCAGGCAACAATTCTCTTTTTTCTCGAGGCCACTCTTTACAGTGCATTACATCAGTACGGTCCGCAAACCCATGCTTGTCAGGGTATCGCGAAATTCCTGACCCCTTAGGATTCCATAGCTGGAAATACCCAATAGGCTCATAGCCACCGTGCCAAGTTTTGTACTCTGCAACTCTAACCCCGACCGGGAATCTTGTCGGGTGGATAAAAATCCAAGAGTCTTGGATGGGGGAGGGTTTATCTAAGAATCTCAACCACTCTTCGTAGCCAGGGCACATTAGACGGTCGGCCCCATAGATTTTGTCTTCGATTAAAGGTAAATTTTCCAAAGTTGACCGTGTTTGAGGTGGCAAATAAATGTCTGAGTCCAGGTGCAGAACCCATCCGTCCTGGCTTAGCTTTTCTAACCCCGCATTTATTCCTTTGCCCTTATTGAATGCGTCACCGCCGTCATAGAACACATCTGTCTGAACACATTCCACGTTGTAGTATTCGCACAGTTTTTTAGTATCTTTATCTTTACTATCGGTAACAACTACAAGTTTGTCAAACTGATTTCTGGTGCTGGGTAAGGTATGCGCCAAAAAGTCTGAGTAGTTTACGCAAACAATAACGGCTTCTATTTTCACGACTTAGGTGGGGGTGATGAGTTACCCTTACTTTACCCTGGAGGTTTAACCCTCTACATTGTTCGAAGCTGCTGCTTTCAACCGCTCAGCCACTCTTCCTTGTCACCGTGGTGGGCCACTCCTGTGCCGTTCACCGAAGATGGCCTTTGTGTGGGATCTTTAACGAGTTTTCGAGGACTTGAAACTAAGTAGGCGTGTAGGGAGTCGAACCCTAACTAGCCGGTAATCTGCCGGAGAGGACTGTATAAGGGTCCCTGTGCACCGTACACCACACGCCCAGGAAAGGGAACCACCGTGTGGGGTGGAACCCAAGGTAAAGCTCAGACAGAGGGAGTTTGAACTCCGAATGCCAGGTCAAATTCGTCAAGGGCACTTTGAACTTCAGTGCCGGTGCTTGCCTCGCTGAGCTTCAGAAGGAGCTTTGCTCCCCTGGGGCTTTTGCTGCTAATTCGTGCGGCACGATCAACTATAGAAAGATTTGCCATTTTTTATTGTTGTTGTTTAGTTTGGCTGCAAAGGCAACCGACGCCCTGAGAGGGATTCGAACCCACGACCGGTGTCTTAGAAGGACAGTGCTCTTCCACTGAGCTACCAGGGCTTTCATAACTAGAATAGCGTCCCACAGGGGGAGTAAACCTTATCTGCAAGGCACCCTTGACTTAAGCCCCCTCTCCTGCGTCATTGGACTCCCCTCTCACCCACTCAACCCAGTAGTCTCGCGGGCATCGCATGTTTGCCATTGTTGTCTTAGCGGGTAGAAAACACCCGCACTCGTCACAGGTTGAACTTTTTTCTTCAAAGGATCCGCACACATTGCTCTCACAAATTGAGAGTCGGTCCTTCGCCACTTGGCGAGGGGCAAACGACGGATCTTCCAGCATTCGTTTAGCTGTGTCAATCAAGGATGCGCCGAAACTTCTGCGGCAACACTCTGGCTCTTTATTCGTTTGTTCCAACGTTGCTCTGCGAAAGGTCTGTATAGTGTAATTTACCCGGATCAGTCCGTAAAGGTGCACAAGACCGAGAGATGCTTGTACAAAATACTCTCATCGAAAAACCGGTACTCCGACGAAAACTCTTCCCTCTGCTGAAAGTGTTCGAGCTCTTTTAAGGTGGCCCTAACAACCGGGCAGTCTGAAACGTAATCCTTGTACCAGAAAGTGTTGAACTTTGGAATGTACCTCCACCTATCCCCGTGCGGAATCCAAACTTTTTCAAAGTTCGTTTCGTGTAGCGAGCACGGGTCGTTCCACGTATCGGGGTCTACAACACTTATCTGCTGCACGATATCTTTCGTATCGTCAAGGAACGCCTGAAAGTAAAAGTCGTCAGGTGAGATTTTCCAGGTTAGGTTGACAATTAGATAGGGGATGTTGGGAAAGTCCCCTGACTTCACCGAAACCTTCTCGGCCACCCTTAAGCTAGTGATTGCCGTTTTCATCTTCCTCCGAAATGTTTGAAACTTCCGGGGTTCCCCTCAAAAGAAGCGTCTCAAAGAATTCGACCACGTCCATGCGATTAGTCGTATCAACTCCCGCCGTGCGACAGAACTCGATCGCTTCGTACTCAAATGGGAAGAACGGGTTGGACAAGCCGAAAGATTTAAGTCTCTGCAGGAAACAGTCTCGGATTGCGCCATAAAGGGGCGGGAAATCGGACTCGTTAAGTTCGACGGTGCGTTCAACTTTCGACGGTGCGTTATACGTGATTTTCATACTACTCAGTGGGGGGTACTGAATGGGAATTACGTTCAATAACTTGTTCCAGGAAAACAAGTGCTTGTTTGTCAGTGTCGAAGAAGTGGTCTGCTGCATTCGATCCGAGAAGCACCTCTCCCGCTTCTTTAGGTGAGAGAGCAAAAGCACCTATCCCTCCCATAACCTGCGCGAAGCCCGCCAGACAGTGGGTGGTCCCGCAGTGTTGTGGTCATTGTTTCGTTCAAGGGGGTAGTTTGTTTGGAAAGAGTCGTGCGGGTATAAGGTGCGGGGCTTTGCCCAACTGAGCAAACCTGGGGGAACAGCCTACGTGTCACAAAGTAAGTTGAGACACCCTGGTCGCTGCAAATGTAGAGGCTCAAGGGCTCTTGGGTTATGTACACGGAGGCACGAGCCGAATTGCTCAGTAACTTGCACTTTTCAGCTAGGACTTTCTCTTCTTCTCTCTCAGTCTTGGAGGCATGCTCATCGGCTCTACGGATGGCCACGTCAATTGCCGCCACCACTTGAATTACTAGTCCGAGTGCCGCAGTAAAGAACACAAGGCCAACTACAGCGCGAACGTACGGGTTTTCGGGTTTCATACTTCGTGTCGAATGCGGTATTTCATTGGATGGTTGACGGTGGAAGGTGAGCTGATTAACTTTAGCGTGTTCACGGCAAGGGAGAGGGGGCGGGAAACCGCCCATTCCCCGTGGTGAGATCTTAGGAGCGGGACCCTTGGGCCCGGTGCCCTATGGCTAGCTTTTCCTAGAAAAGGCAAGGCAAGGCGGGTAACCGCCCTTCTAGTTCGGTGGTGATGGCGAAGAGTTCGGCACGGATCTGCTCGCATTGGGTGATGCAGCAGTCGTTGCCGCAGAGGTCGGGTGTCACCACTTGATTCGCAGCGACTCAGAGAACGGCAGCGGCATCTGCTATCGCTTGTAACTGCGCGGATCGAGGCTCCGCTTCATTTAAGACAGTGTTCAGAACCGCCTGAGCGGACCGGGAAAGGTTTGTCATTTGAATCGTTTACACGCTATAATCATACCGCCTTTCATGGGGGAAAGGCAAGGCGGGAGACCGCCCTTTCTTTAGGGCTGAGAGTCCCCACATCACACTCAATCTCTTTCCCACAATTGGGAGCACCGTTGACTACACTTTAGAGGCCTGAGCGGGTAGCTCATTTTGGTCCTGAACGCATTTCTTTGTACTTCTTCTGCGTTCCTACCTGTAATCACTACTTGGGTCTTGCACAATGCCTCGTTGCCAGATAAAGCGGTGCAAAGCGCTAAGATCGCAATTGAAACTCTGTTCATTGTTCGTGTGAAAATGGAACTGGCGGGACTCGAACCTGAAACCGAGCCTTAGACCTCCTAAGTACCTTAACTTGCGGGCTTTTCCGGCGAAGAACCAAGTTCCTGCGATGCGGCTAGATAGTCTTCGATGGCTGCATGAAAGTTGGATTCAAATTCTGCTATCGTCTCGCCGTGAAACAAAATAATGTCGTCGATGTCCAGGACACGCCCAACAATAATCATGTCTTCGGTATCGAAGACCATACTGGCTGTGTAGTCCTTGTAGACCATGGAATTGATCATGGCTTTCCGCACCCAAGTAGAAGAATACGGTTCAGTAAGCATGTACAAACCTTCCTCAAACTTCCCCGTAGAGAGAATGATTTGGAGGGCTGTTTGAGTTTGTTCGTGAAGTTGCCTGTACTCCTCTTCCTGTGACTCGGTCAATTCTTCTAGGTCTTCTCCAGTCAGAATTTCGTGTATGTCTCCGATAACCCAACTGTTGCCATACGGTCTTTTCGGGTCTATTTCCGGAGCACCGAATTCACAGTTGCTCCACCCAACGTGCATTCTTCTCAGCAGTTTCAGGTGGTTTTGAGTTAGGAGAAATGAGGTCTTGCTGTTAGTCATAGCAAAAATGGGAATGGGACCGGCAGGACTCGAACCTGCAACCGCGCCTTTAAAAGAGGTAATTTAATTGCTGATGTATCTTTGTCAAGATAACTTTTCGTGCTCTACCAGTTGAGCTACGGTCCCGTATTTGCTCCGAAAACTACCTGGAGCGATACTGAAAGTTTTTTCTTAGCCCTTGAGCTACTCTCCAATTTTAGTGGGTTCAAAGGTTAAATTAAACCACTCCCCGTTAGAGTTACAGAACAAGAGCTTAGAGTCGCTATCGTCAGGGTAATGCCAGATCAGCATGTTCTTTAACGATTTGTTTTGGGAGTTTTTGGGTAGGGTCTTACCTCGCTTCAGTCGATACAATACGTCATGCCCTATCCCTTTACTCGGCACGTCTAACCGTATGCCCTTGTCACCGTCAAAACCTGCTTCAGTAGGTGTCATATCTTTTTGTTGGGTCTACGTTCGCTTGGCAAATTACTTGGATCGAGAACAAAGGTCTTTTACTACCATTATGGAGATAAAGTTTGGGTTTAACTAGATAGTTGTTTTTCCCAAGAGAGTTAGGGTAAATCGCTGAACTATCTACGTTTCCCATAGAGAAACAATCGAAGAGGCAAGATTCGAACTTGCGTATGGCGGTTCCTTTTGCGTATTGGGTAGTTGCTGAATTACCTAAGCTAGGTAATCTTTTTGCATTACCGCTGCCTAACCACTTGGCTACTCTTCGGTTTTCGCACCGCTTTGCTGGGTGGAGGTTAAGGGGGTGAGGAGTGGAACCTTGAGCTCCACATCCGTATCATAGGTTGGAAGTGCTAGGGGTAAACGGACTCAAGCAGAGACCCTTACTCGGGGCCTATCGCGGGGCACCACCCATGTACTCTCGAAAGGCGTTCATAAAGTACCTTACGTCCTCCTCGTAAGATGTGTCAGGGTCGTACCACGAGAAGGGGACTTTTTGTGATATCTTCTTGGAGAAAATAAGGTCATACTTGGCTTCATCGGAGAGCTTAGACTCGTAGATTGAGTTGGCCTCCCTGTACACTCTGCTTAGCTCATCAAAGCCACCTGCTCCACTTGCTTCTTCGTTCAACTCCAGGGCACCTTCGTACCACTCTTCGAGGGACTCCACAATTTCTCCAAGCCTTGTGGCGTAGGTGTGTTGGTCGTCCCTTAGCAAACTTTGACGGAAAGTGCGTAACTGACACAAGGAGTTATGCAGTTTTTCAAAGTCGTCGGAGAAGAGTGTGATGTTTTCCATACAGTAACTATAGCGGTTTTACTGAGCGAAGGCAAGGGGGGAAACCGCCCCCAGGACGAGTGTTAACCGCCCTGGCTCAAGTTAATTTCCTTGCGACTTCCTCCGTAAGACTCAATAACTTTCCCCGCATTAGACACACTCACATCTAAGTGTCTGTACTCCGTGGGGGTGTTCTGGAGTATGTGCTGAAATTGCCCCTTAAACTCCTCCCAGGAAATAGTGTCCGACACTCCCTGCCCCCTTTCAATCTGTACGACACTGTCGTACAACTCTCTCAGGGAAGAAAACTCTATAACCTGAGAGTACATCTCCCACTCGCTATGCGATTCACTTGACTGACCTTGCATATAAAATTAACAGGATGAGGAACAAAGTATACGCACAGCCTAAGATCATGAACGGGCTAAGCACCGAGACCCATGGCCAGGATATTTGCCCCGTTAATTTCAATCCGATGAGAAGACCCTGGGCTGACATTAACGAAGCTGAGAGATTCGTAAACATTAGCTATTTCTCATGCGAAAGTAGTTGAAGAATCAACCAAAGACCCCCCAACCCAAGTAGAAAGATTGGCACAAGGGTCGGTGAAAGCACAGTGAGCCAGGGCCAGGAAACCTGACCTGTTACCTTCAGAGTTATGAATACGGTTTGCAGAACGATGCAGAGGGCACCCGGCAATTTGATCCAGATCATAGTCCCTCAGCAAATACGGCACCGACAGCGTCGTACCTTTCAGTGTAAACAGCGTCACGCATAACCCCCACAGGTGTAATTACCCCACCAGTAAGAACAGCTTTCAGGATTGAAGGGCTGCATCCGGAGACCAGGCAAGTTCCCGTGTCATGCATTTTCATGGGCACGTTGCCGCTAGAGTTAACATTCCAGAAGACAAGTTCCGGCAAGGAGTACCCTGCTTGAGCATACTTGATTCGCACCGCCTCAAAGTTTGTCACTGAGTTGTTTCTGCAGCAGGAATCAAACTGCATGTCTGAGACAATGATAAGCTTCCGGGGCATTTCCCCTTCAGGAATATGGTTCCTCGTTGCGGTAGCCAACACAAGATTGAAGACTGCTTGAAGGTCCGTATTCATGTCCCACTTGGCTCGACTAAGGTTATTAACACGCTCAGCAATGTTTCTCCCGGTGACAGACTGCAGCTTCGGGCTTCCTGAGAAGGTTAGGAACTTATCCTTCCATGCCCCGGTGTTACGCTCAGCGATGTACATCGCCAGCGAGATTGAAACCGCCATGGGCATGCCGCCGTTCTGGCCCATAGACCCCGAGACATCAGCAACTACAAGGCCGTTTAGCTGCTCTCCCTCCATGTAGTTGGGTAGAGCCTCCCACATTAAGTTTAGAGTCTGATCGCTCTTTTCACCCCCGTAAAGGTACTTGTGCACGATTTCGTAAGGGTAGATCGTACCGGCATTGATTTTTGCCTCACCTTTCTCTACCGAGTCAAGGTAGGATTGGTAACGGTTGCCGTCGCGCTTTGCAAAGGCTTTGCGGTACATAAACCCTGCGCGAGAGGGCAACACACCGTAGTCAATGCTTTCCCACTCACGGGCACACATTGGCTGCTCAACAATCTTGACTTGTGACCTGAGGGCAGTCAGAGCCTTGCGGTACTGCCTCTCGGTCCAACCCATTTCCTTGGCGATAAGGCGGCCAACTCGCTTGGATTCTTGGCTCGATGCGTTAATGGAAGGCAGCCACTTTGCCAGAAGTGAAACGGACTTTCCAATTTCCGTGTTTAGATCGGCGTTAAGCTGTTCTTTAATCACTTCGAGTGCAACGTTCCACACGGAAGTTCCTTCGAGTGCAACAAGGTCGTCCCAGCGCCCGTACTGTGGAATTAGCCCGACGAGTTTCTCACCGACAGCGGTGTCATTGCGGACGAGTTCCTTAAAAACTTCTCGAAAGATCTTTCGCTCTCCCTGGCCCCCACGAATGTCGCGTGCCCAAAATAAGATTCGAGTTGCGGTCTCAGGGGCGACGGCATAAGCAAGATTGAATAGGCGAGTTGCTTCGCTGATGTTGTCACGGCAAGCTGCAATCTTTCCAAAAAGGTCCAGGCACTTAGACTCGGTGGACTTGTATGCCTTTGCACCGTTTGCAGTGGTAGTTTGGTTAAACTCGTTTTCGAGTGCGTTTAAAAAGGTTGTCATTTTCTCAAGTTGATTGTTTGTTTGGATACAAATTAAAGCTGTATCAACTTTGCTCCCGTCCAAATGAACTAAGGGAACTTTAGTGGGTTTACAGTGGTAGCTTCACTCACCAAGAGGCACGGTACACGAAAGTCCAACTCCAGTCTCCATCAGGGATAGCAGGGTGGTTGAGGACTTTCTCCAGGACTTTGACTGTGTGTTCAAGGTCGGCGTAGTAATTCTCACCGTAGTCTGTCGAGCCGAAAAAGAATCCCCCTTCGGTTGGTAGGATCTCCGCAGGGTTCACTGTGTTTGTTTCCGCAGGGGTGTCCCTACTTTCGAGGAGTTTTTTGCACCGAGAGAGAAGTTCTACCAAGTCGTCTCGGCCAACATCAATGTCTTCGCATTTGTCTTCTCCCTCAGATAGATCCACAAAGAACTTGTGAATGTGGTTGGCTTTACGCCAGTAAGCCACTTCGACTCGCGTGTAAAGACTGTTGCGCCTAACGGCTGCAAAGTCGGTCAGACCCAAAGCTGTTACAATCTTGTTGTACGTTTCTTTTTCTTCGTCGGACGAATGGTCGTAGTTGCCAAGGTATTTCTTAGCGTAAAGGTAGGAGTCAAGTCCCATGGTTTTGCGAGGTTGGTTGATCAGGAGTTTGGGTCGGACGGCGGTGCAATCAGCGCAGGTTGTCCGTACCTGCGATCTCTTCTTGAAGACGTTCAATAGCTCCACGAACCATACCTTCCCAGAAGGAAGGGTCAAAGGCAAGGTCAATGCCCCTATCTACCCATTCCTCAATTTTCGTTTCGTGAATGGCGTCGCGTCCGGGCTTTGTGAATCGGCCACGGGACTCGTTCCAAATCTGGCCAAAGTTGTCGAAGTTCATTGTTTTGTTAAGAAGTAGAGTTGCGGTTGTTGGTTTTCCTCGTACCGTGAGTAGCCGATAAAGTCACCCTTATCGCCGGCTACCCACGGTGAAATCCATTCAAAGAACTTTTGAATCTCTCCCTGGTAGTTCTTAATGTCGCCTTTTCCTAGAATCGCCCATTGCTTCGAGATCGTGTCTCGTTCCAGGAACTTGCAGTGTGTTCGTGGAGTGTAATAGCTGCCGTCACTGAAAAGCCAACCCCAGCGGTCTGGAAGGTCCTTCAGGGCCTCTCTTTTCGAGTCTTCGTCGAGCTTTCCGCACATTGCCTTGAGAACGGTAATGACGTCGTCGGGTGTCGATGCTTTGAGGTCAACGTTGACGTAAATCTCTGTGTACATTCCCATGTTTTCTTTGCGGTTTCCTCTGGGTTATGGTGCCAGTGCGATGGTTTTGTAAGGGTATACTAGCGTGTTTGCTACGGGGAAGCAAGGGGCGGCTTCCCGCCCTTACCCCCGGACCACACTCACTTCGTGTTAAAAACACCCTCAGAAAGGGAGAGCACGTTGGCACCGTTAATCAGAATTTTCTGAATACTGCCGTTTTTCATGGCTTCACGGAGAACCTCAAGACGTTGGTACTCAAGAGACTGCGAAGTCACTGTGGATGCCAGTGCCTTGTTTTCCTCGGCCTTAAGTTGAGCTGTTTCAGTCTTAACTTGCTGCTCTTTTAGGCCAGATTGGGCGGCAACTACACGATTCACCGATGCCACCAAGTCGTCCGGTAAGTCAGCTTTGCCTACGATGGTGGAGTCGACGGTTATTCTACCGTCAAGGCCGTTCTTTCGAAGAGCTTCGGACAGGTTGGTTTTGATTGTGTCTTGAATCTGTTCTAGGCTGCTGTTTACAGCTAGTGCGGGGAACTCATCGACAGACTGATTTACGGCGGATGTAATCAACCTGGAAATGTAGCTGGACATTAGTTGAAGCTGACCATTTTCGGCAATCCCGTGATTAGTCAGATCGTAGTTGGTGAAGAACTCGTAAAGGGAGTTAGGGTTGATGCTGTATGTTACAGTAACATCCATCTCTTTCATGATGGTGTTGTCCTTGGTCTTCGGGCGAAGGTCGTTTGCAGTTACCGTGATCTTTCGGGTGTTGAACACCTTAATGGATCCGAACCCGTCGTACTTAATGCCTGGTGTCAGAACCTCGTTTTTCACTTGGCCGTCGAAACCGACATAGAGCCCGTTTTCACCGGTGTTGATCGTAGTGAACTGACCAGCGGTGAGGGCGAGAAGGAGAGCACCGGCACCAACGCCGATACCAATTTTTGCGAGTGACATTTTGAATGTGATTTTGAATGTGAGTGGTTTGGAATTAAGGCTGAGCTAGTCTTTAGTTACACCGGCGTAAATAAACGCACATGCAACACAAAGGAGGAGTGCGAGCGGTACAATTTTGAGGAAGAACACCACTGGAAGTCCCCTCAAAAGAAGAATGAGCAAGAGTAGCGATGCTCCAGCAGCGACACCAAGAACTCGTATTAGCATGTGGGGTTACAGGGTAGGGAGCTAAGCAATTTTCCAGTCTTCAGCGTCACGAAACTCAAGGGACTCAAACCCGTCGTAGTCCGTAACCCTAAACATAACCCCTTCAGGTACCCAGTAAATTGAAAGTTTTCCTGCGCCACCACCGTAAAAGTAGGACTCGGGGTAAACGGACTCAACGTACTCTGGAATGGAGTCTCGGCGGTCGTCTTCAACCATGTGCACCAGGGTGGGGTCGAACAACAGAAAGTTTTCGAGACCGTCGTTACCCTCACCATCACTGGAGTTCCATGTGCTCCAACCAGCGCCAAAGCCTGGGCTATATAACACGGCGACTTTGCCGTCTCGAACTACTCTGTCAGCTTTCATTTCGGTTAAAGTGTGTTACAAGGAAGGTTTCTTGGTTTTCGTAGGCCTTAGCGAGAGCTTCGCCCTCAGCTTGAAGGAGCCTTACGAGGTCAAACTGTCCGCGATCAAGGAGGAGATGACATTGCACGGAAAGGTCCCATAGTCGAGTCTGAATTGCATCGCCAAGGGAAAACGCCTTACCATGTAAGGCAGTGTCGTAGGGGTTGGGGTTCATAAGTTAAGGGTTGGGAGACTAAGCAAACTGAACAAGGGTTTGTTCTTCCAGGTTCCACACACAGAGGCGAGCGTGCGCCGGGTCAAAACTTTTCTGAGTGCTACCACCCATCTGACCGTCGAGAACCAGGCTCCTCTCGCTCGTGTGAACGTGGTGGTAGTGTCCTGCGACACGAACCCAGGTCCGATCGCATTCCTCTTCCCACCAAAAGACACGAGTCTCATCTTGAGGGTACACCGCACCGGGACGGCGAGGACCAAATAGCATGTAGTCCTTGGCTTTTCTCGTAACCTCATTCACACGGTATACTCCTGTGTAAGACGGCGGAACAAGAACCCACTTCGGAAACATCGCGTGAGCACAACGGTACTCTGTCCCTCTAGAATCTCGCAAGGCAACACCGTAGGGGGAAGTTTCCAACCAGGCCGAGACTTCTTCAATAGGGATACCTGAGTCTAAGAAATCTTGTACGGTGCGCTCAAAGCTTTCTTTAAGAACCACGTTATTCCCGCGAGCGTAACGCTCCAGCTTGTTTTGGTGGTTGCTTCGGAGCACAATCGCCCCTTCTTCCGTAGCTTGGCGGACAGCTTTGTACACACCCACACTGTCGCTTGTTTCCATGCGAGAGTCAAAGAGGTCGCCGAGGAAAATTGGTGTGCAATTCGCCTTTCTGCAATAATCAAGTGCTTTGAGCAGGGGCCCACTCTGAGAGTGAAGGTCGCCAATGAAAGCGAAATTGGTAGGAACGTTCTTCATGCTATTATTATAGCGGCTTCTCTTTGAAAAAAACAAGCCGGGAAACCGCCCTTAACGGTTCGGTTGACGCTCCCCCTTAGCCACATAGAAACCCCTTTTCAGGGTGGACTTGCGACGGCCTGAGACTTTCATGTCACCAGTTGACACTGAGGCGACAGGTGACGGCGCAGAAGACTCTGCAATAGCAAGGGGTGGGGACGGTGAGGGTGACTTCTCTAGTGCATCAAGCAGTGCCTTCAGGGCAACAACAAGGTGGGGTCTTAGAGCCTTGACAGCCTTACTCGCAAGGCCAAAAAGGAGAACGGACCACGCAATCGTAGTCAGTGCCGCGTCCACGGCTCTGTTACCAACAACCACGTAGTTGACCCTGCGCAAGGGTTCAAGAAAGGTTTTCATTTTCTTCAAGAAAGGTTTCTGAGAGTTCGTTGTAGAGGGTGAACTCCCTAAAGCTAGTATAGCTCATTTGCCCCGAAAAGCAAAGGGGGGAAACCGTCCCCTTTACCTCTGGCTTGAGCTATTCGACGTAAAATGTGCCCTTAAGCGAGCCATAATGGCCATGTTTGCCTTAGACAGAGCCATGTCCAAGGTAGCCTTTTCTCCGACCTTGGCTTCGGTGGTGGACGACCCTCGAAGCCGTAGAGCGGAAAGGCGACGAGCAGAGCAAGAGGCTATGTTTAGCCACTGCAGCGAGGTCATCGCACGTACCGTACGAGAGTGACTTCCGCAATATCGTGGCAGGACAGGGAGAAACTTTCAAGCATTTTTACTATCGTGTCTTCGTTACCGCCAGCGAGACCGCACCCAATGTACGGGAGTCCTACCGCAAACTTCCCGTCTAGTGGCGCAGCCATGGCGCCGCTCCTCAAAAAAGTTTGAAAACTTTTGAGAAAGTCTCGGAAAAAGTCATACTCGAAAATGTCTTTGCCCCTTCCGTAAGAGTACTGAGTATATGCGTTGACAATGTAGAAAGTATGGCTGCCTTCCCCGTGCACCTTCACCATGCTCCAACGACCGAGCTTGCTTCGGTCCCCTGCCTGAGTGGAAAGGTCAACGCTCGCTGCTTCTGGGTGCTCACGGCTTATTTGCCCTGCGATGCCTGACGCCATCCTATTAAAACAATTTGCCCCGTGGATAACAATGTCAAACTGGCCCTTGCGAGCCATTGACAACAAGTCCCCGTTGGCCCGATGAAGTGTACTCATACGATTAATTGGGTGTCAGACGCAAAAATATAAGGTTGCAAAGTGCTAATACGGTGGTAAAAAAATTAAAGGAAGCCCACCCTAGTTTATTTTCCCTGTAACGTACGAGACCCAAAAATATGGACACCCACATTATAAACATCCAGAAAAACGCGGAAAGTACTTGAGTC